GATAACATTACAGAGAGGTGTTGAAGATATGCTCAAGCACTACGTGCCAGAGGTGCAAGCTATTGTAGGTGAAGATGATGAGAAAGCAGAAGAACAAGGCTACACTCCTTATATGCCAAAAGACCAAGAACCTGATTGGAAAAAATTAGTCAGAGAATAATATGCTTGATAAAATTATGACATTACTGGTTGGACTACTTATTGCTCTAGGTGGTTGGAGTCTTTCAAGAACTTTTGAATTGTCTACAGTACAAGCAGTACAAGAAGATAAAGTCAATAGATTAGAAAGACACGTTGATAAATTACAAAACCATATAGAAACTATGATGAAGAGTGATGAAGATATTATTAGACAACATAAAAAATTATTTGAAGTATTAGAAAAGGATGATGCACCCACAGGGTATTCATATAACTAATGATAGAAACTGTTGTAGCTTTACTACTTATATTAAATGGAAATGTTATTGAACATACCTTTAAAGATAATTTAAGCTCATGTCTTAAATCCAAGAGGATTGCTCAGAGAGAAGTAAATCCTGAGTCTGTAATTTTTAGCTGTAAAATTGTTGAAGCTAAAACTGAAATATATATGGGTGGAAAAAAGATACTTAAAATAATAAAGACAAAATAAGGAAGGAGAAACAATGGCTAAAAAGAAAAAGAAAAAAGGCAAAAAGAAAAATAAAAAAAATAAAAAGAAAAAGAAATAACTAAATGATGGAGAGCATATTTATAATTATAGTCGTATGTTTTATAATATATGTTGTCCATGATTTAAAAAGAAAATGATTAACGATAAATTAATAACAGTACTACTCGCTATATTATTAGCACTCGGAGGATGGAATCTCCAGCGAACTTTTACTCTGTCGCAAGACATGGTTCTAATTAAAGAAAAGGTTGGAAATATAGAGCATGAATTACAACACTTTAAGAAACTTCAGAAGAAGAAGAATCGAAAGAAGAATAAGGAAAAGACAGGCTAGATGGATGCGTTATTTTACTACGCTTCTGTTCGTCTGTCTATTTTTATTAGGGTGGTGTGCTCAAGCTCAAGGTAAGAATGAATATCTTGGAGACAATTGGCGTAATTGTGATTCAGGAACCTTTGAACCTTATGTAGAAAAGAGTGAACGAGATGTTGATTATTTTGATAATGACAGCTCCCATGATGATGATGAATTAAGATATGGATTTAGATTTAGATTCAAACTTGGAAATACCTGCGATAAAGAATTCAAAAAAAAGCAAGAAGAACGATACGAACTACACCAACAAATAGAACTTCTTAAAATCTGTAGAAAATATAAGACTGCAGAGATGGGTCCTGAGTTAGAACTCGTTGCTAAAAAATGTAGAGATATTAAGTATAAGAAAATAGAAAAGAATAGACCTGACCAAGATAATCTATTTGATGAGATACTAAAGATAGAAAAGAAAAAACAAATGGAATTAAAAGATAGTGGAGAAAAGTAAATTTAATATTTTTGTAATTATTCCAGTAGTTATTTCTCTTGTAGCTGCAACCTTTGGGTCTGTTAAATATATTCTTAATTTAACTGATACTATTAATAAAAATGAAACAGCAGTTCTTATATTAAACAAAGACATTAATCAAATCTTTGATAAGTATGCACAAGACAAAGAAGAATTTACAAGAGAAATGTTTGAGGTTAATGCTAGAGTAACTGAAGGTACTGCTTACTATAGAGCATTAGAAGAAATTTTAAGAAAGACAACTGACTCTGTTAGAGAACAACAATATGATATTAAAGATTTACAACGTGAAGTCTTGGGAGATTAGTGAAAAAGCATTATGCTTTCTTTCTTAAAAAAAGAAGATGGTATAGTAGAACAAAAAAAAGAACAAAACCTGTTGATGAATATGACTGGAACACACCTAGAAAAGAAAAAAAGAAATGATAAAGTACTTGTTGGTAATAAAGATATGCTACGCAGTAGCACAATTCTGTGGACCAGGATTAGAAAGTAATAATCTTTATGATAATTTTCGTGATTGTGCTTTAGAAGGATATACAAAATCACATGAGATTATATTATCTATGCCTCCAGCTCAAGTAGAATCAACACAAACAATTATAAAATTTTATTGTATAAAAAAGGAGACTGAAGTAGCTCCTATTTTAAAAGGAACTCCTATCTAGGAGTGGTAAACATCTCTTGCTATTTTTTCTAAATAGTCATGTAAATCTGTAAAATTAGTTTTACATTCTCTCAACATAGCAACTATAACTCCTGCATTTTCTTTTTTAAAATGTAAAGGAATTTTATCTGAAGGATAAGTTTTAAGTTCAGTAATAAACTGACCTTGATTATTAATAATTAATTTGAAGCCCATTAAGTCAGCTTCTTTTCTCTTAACTCTTTTAGATTTATTTAATTTTCGATTGGGTAACATTATTCTTTCTCAATAAATCAACTAAGAAATCATCATCACCTTTTTCTTTTTTTAATTTAGTTAAAGGTTTATCGCCCTTCTTATAAATTTCTACACTTTTAATTCTCATAGGATTGGTCATAAAGATAGGTAGTTTTAGATTGTTAAAACTTTTAACCATAAAGAATCCATCCTCTGCTATACCAAAGGTTTGAATATTTTTTAAATCTAAATCATCCGAACCAACTAAACATAATCTCATATGATAGATAGGAGATTTACCTTGCTTAATAGGTTCTCCCTTCATGGAGAAAACTTTACTTTTTTCTTCCATTTACTTCTTTCTTATAATACGTTTTCGTAAAGCCCTTATAAGTTCTTCAACTTTATCTATAATAGAAATTAAAGATTTATCTTTTATAAAAGATTGTTCTTCTTTTAACTTATCATACTCTCTTAATGGAATTGTTACAGTTCTTTGTGAAGTAACTTCATCTTCATAAGTAGATGCTGTAGCCCTATCTTGTTCTTCATTCATCTACAGCCTCTGTATTATCAACTTCTATTTGCTTAATTTTTTCTGCAAAATAATCTTTACTAACAAAACTTGGTTCAGTATTAACCTCACCGATAGCACCACTTTGTCCATCATCATCTATTAAAGTATCTATACTTGTTGTATTTAGTTCATTTAACTTTTCATTATTTCTTGTTATCTTCTTTTTTAAATGGTCTTTTAATTCACCTATTCTTACATACAAAATTTTATCTATAGATGGATTAATTCCATACATAGGTAAATCATTAAGAGCTGAAATAATTCTTCTAAATCCTTTAGCTCTTTTTTCTAATTGAGTTATTTGTGCTTCATTAATCGTCATAATCCCTTTCCAATATCATTTCTAAATAATGCATAGCTTTTTCTATATCCTTCCTCTTTCCTTTTCTTTGATGTCTACAAATATATTTAATAGCATTACCTTCTGCAAACTCTAAATTATTTTCATTAATAAATTCTGCAGGTTGAATCTTCATATGACTATAATGAGACCCATCCACTTGTTTACTTAATGAAGTATAGGTAGTACCTTTAAACATATCTTTACTTGTCATAACTTATTCCTAAATGAAACAAGTGGGAGACATACATATAGTTTATTAACAATTTTCCTTTCATAATTAATTAACACTCCCACTTAATTACATAGCAAGAGGACCTTCTTCAGCCATCCTTGCTCTTCTCTTGTCTCTTTCTGTAGGTTCTAAACTATTATTCAAATCATCTATAGTCCAATGAGGATTCTTTTTTAATTTTTTAACTATCCATTTATAAGACCTAGGTTGTAATCGTAATGTAGTTCCTTGCCAATAATTAGTTTGATTAGGTAATAATGTAAAGACATTCTTAACATTTACTTTAGCTTGTTCATTAGGACTTAACAAACCTTTAAGCCAAGCTACCATAATATGTTTAGCTTTGTTTCTTATCTTACTCATTTGTTTAGTGTTCATTTCTTTTTCTTCTTCTTATAAGTATACTTATAATCTTTAATAAAATAAATTATAAGTCCTCCAGTAAGACTTAATAATAAAAAACCTACTATAGCTTTAGCCATCATTATCATTTTAATCCCCAATAAATTAAAACTAAAGGTATAATAATGTGTTCAAAAATTTCATATAAACAAATAAAAACTAAAAGCCATGTAAAGAATAAACTTGTTTTAGATTTAGTTATTAAATAACTAAACATTTTTTCATGCCATGTAGTAATTTTCTGTGTAAGTTTTAATAAACTTTCTTTCATTATTCTGTCTCCATCATGGGAGCATTAACAATAGGTTCTAATTCATTCTGTAATTTCTCTGATACAGTAAGATTTTTACCATTACTTCCCATATTATAAAATGTATATTTAACAGTTAGTTCTTCCCATGCCTTTATATTTTTTATAGTAACTAAATTATATTTAGTATAATTATCTGCTTGTAATTTTACTTTCTCACAATTAGGTTCATCTGAATGATTTATAAATCCACCTAAAGGTGTACGAATTATTTCATCCTTTATCTTAACATGAGATGTTCCAAGATTTGTACCTTGTTTTATAAAAGATAAAGTAATCAAACCAAATCCTTGTATCTTACTCTTCTCAATTCGGAGTCCTTCAGGTAATGGTTTATACAACTTTTCTTTTTCCATATGTTTTTAATTCTTCAGAAAAGTTTTTAGTTATCTCTTCTACATTGGGTTGTCTATTTACTTGAGCTAAATAAACATACCGATTAGAATATTTAAATACTCTTAATCCCTTACCATCATTAGCATCTTGATAACATTCCCATTTATGTGCACAAAACTGACACCCAATAGGTAATGATTTATTACCACCTTTAGTTTCAGATAATTCATAACATCTGTCAGGTGGTGAATTTCTTTTTAATGTATCTTGTAAAGTTTTAATTAAATTTGGAACATTAGGTTTAGCTAACTCATCAGGTTTATAGAAACAAACATCTCCAGTTGATTTATCCATAACCAAAAAGCCACCCTTGTTAGTACCCATACCTGTTTCATATCCTGATAACTGGGCATGATAACCAAATGGGTCATCTCCAACTAGCTCTCCATTCTTAAACTTTTTAAAACTAAATGATGAAGCTGACTTAACATCACAGACTTCACCATCTACTGTCGCATCTATATGTCCTTTAATATTATCTATCTCTACTTTCTTTTGTTGGTCTGCTATCTTATGTCCAGTTAATTCTGCTAGATATAATAATAAATGTTCTAAGATATGTCCATATAAAAATTTAATATTTAAACTAGCATCATAAGATTTAGTTTTCTTTGGACTAAATCTATCATACCATAATTGTCTAGGTGGTTTACCTAGTACTGACATTCTTAACTTCCCATCTTTTTCTCTGACAGGATTGTTCCATGAATGAAAAGCTTCCTTAATATTAAGGAGAAACTTATCCATGTTTTCTTCTGTTACGTTGGCAGGTTTACCATTTGATATTCCAGCTACTAAATTTTTAATATCAGTAGCTATAGTATCAATGCGTTTCTGCCCAGTTGTTTCCGATTTTATATTTTCCATCTAACGGACACCTTATTTTTAATTCCTTTCCTGCATTTATAATTGCTTGTACTCCAAGCTTTCCAAATTCTTCAGCTCGGCTTTCTTCCACTTCATATTGGAATTCATCATGCACATTAACAATTGGAATTGCTTTCATTCGCTTACTTCTAACATATTCCTCTACCAATGTCAACGCTTTCTTCATAACACACGCACCAGCACCCTGTAATAGGGTGTTTAACGCAGCGTGTGGGTGTCTTATGAGGATTTTTCTTTGGTCGAGACCTCGGAGCCATCTTTTTTTAGCCACTCCATCCACTCTTTCTCGTAGTCGTTTAAAACTTGGTGTAGCTCTGAGAAATTTTTCTTTAACTCTTTCTCCATCTCTTTCAGACCTTTTGATGATACTTCCGATTTTTTTTGAACCTGCACCATAGATGAGTGCGTAAATAAATGTCTTCGCCTCATCTCTTGACCCCAAACCAGCATTAACTTGATTTGTTGTGTGTATATCTCCATTAATGATTTCATTTGTATATCCTTTATCGTTCATGTAATGTGCTAACATCCTCAACTCAAGTCCTGAAGCATCAACACCTACTAATTTATAACCTTTATTTACTATCCATAATGCCCTACATTCTT